GGCTGGCCAACCCCGCGATACCCGCAGTCACCCCACCCGCAGCCATGAGCGTCTTGGCCGACGAAGAGAATCGGGAGCCGAAAGCGCGGCCCGCCGCATCCCCTTGAGCGCCGAACCGGGAGCTGTCGACACGGGCCGCTGCGGAGAACCGCTCGCCGAACACTCGGCCGATGCGCGAGCCTTGAGCGCCAAGCTTGTCGCCGGCGATGGTGGGGTTCAGCTTGGCGCCACGTTCGACCTGCCGCATCGCGCGAGTGATGTCGCGTTGCATGCCGGTGGCCCGCACTGCCAGCGTGACCCACGCGGTAGCTAGCTCTGGCATCGGATCACGCTCCTCTCAGCAGCTCGCGGACATGCTCGGGTATCAGTTCGGTGATGTCGTCGACGTCGGCCCAGGTGGCCGGGCCAGGTTCTTGCTCCGGTTCTTCTAGCTCGAATCCCGGCCGCAAGACGGGCTCAGGGAAAGGAACATCAGTTCCACGCTCGAAATGCAGTGCTGTGTAACGCCATCCGAGCTTCTGAAGCTCGAACAGAATCGCCGCGTCCAGGTCTTCGCTGATCGTCCAGCCGTCGTTGATCTTGTGATGCAAGGCTGTCGGTGGTGGCGCGGCCGTGATGTAGGACCACAGGCCGCCCCACCCCAGATCGTCGAATTCCTTGTTGTCAGTGAGCAGATCGCGGTGCAGGGCGTCGGCTAAGTCCCCAGTTGCTTGGCGGACTAGCCAGAGGATTTTCCCGGTGTGAGACCGGGGTCTCCCTCACCGTGGGCCGTGCCGGCGGCGACCCACGCCTTCCACAGTTCGTCGAGCGGGTCCCCGACGGTGTCGTCGAGGGCTCCCAGAACCTCACGAGCAGCCGGGCAGGAGGCACGGTCGATCGCCGCGAACTCGATGTCGGTGTCGGTGGGCAGGTTCCGGGCCTTGTACAGGAACGTCTTGGAGTAGATCGTTCCGAAAGACTTGATGACGACGACGGTCCCGTCGGCGAAGGTGTGGGTGTAGAGGTCGTCGGTGTCGTAGTGCGGCGCCCAGTCGTAGTCAGGTGCGCCGGGCGGCCCGGGCTTCGGCTCAACCGGTGCGCTGGGTGCGTCTTCGCCTGTGGTCCCGGCGGTGTCCGGTGCGTCGGCGGCACCTACCTCGGGGTCCTGCGGGGCGCCGCCGATCACGTTGAACGTGCTCTCAGGCATGGGAACTACGTCGAATGTGTTGTCAGACATTGCATATTCACCTTGGCTCACCTTGGCTTTGAGATGGGGGTCTCCCCGCGCCGCGCCAAGGTGTTGCTACGGCGCGGGGAGACGATCAGGGCGGCGGCCCGGCGTGTCAGGCGGGCTCGACCGTCACCGCGGCACCGGAACCGGTGAGCAGGGATCCGTCGGCGGTCAGCACTCCGCCGTCGAGCAGCGCGACGGCGTAGGGGCCGCCGGCCGAACCCGTCACGGTGGCCTTGCCGGCGCCGAGCAGGGTCGTCAACGCCGACTGGAACGCGCTAGCGGCCACGTTGTTCGGCAGGCCCGACGCGACCGGGGTGCCGTTGACCGCCGGCAGGAAGGTGCCGCCGGTGACGTCGGTCAGGGTGACCGTCCAGCTCGAGGGCGACAGCTTGTCGTCGAGCTCGGTGTAGGTGTCGTTGGTGGAGCCCTGCGAGTTCGGGAACAGATCGAACGTGATCTTCTGCACCGACCAGTCGCCTGGCTTCTCAGCCACCGGGTCGATCTTGTCCGCCTGAGCGTCGTAGACCACACGGCGCCGCTTCACCTTGCCGTCGAACGTGTCGATGATGAACGCGCCGTGATCGAGCTGGTCGGCGACACTGCGGGTCGCGATGTGGGTGCCATGCTCGGCGGTGGCCGGGGACACGGTCACGTTGGCCTCACCGTGGGCCAGGGCCATCACCGCGGGGTTGAGGAACTCGATGAACGTGATCTCCAGGGTGTCGTCCTTGCTGGTCTGCACCGACCGCACCTTGTCGCCGTTCCAGTCCTTCTTCTTATCGGTCTGCCGCTCCGAGGAGTAGGTGTAGCCCTCGTCGGAGACCCCACCGAGGCGGATGCATCCGCTGGGACGGGGGGCGTAGGCGGTGGTGGGCAGAGCGATTCCGCTCGGGACTCGCCAGATGCCGCCGTTGACCTTGGGGACACCGACGAAGGTGTTCTTGACGTTGGTGTGCGCCATTGTTCATTCCTCCATGCAGGGATTTCGCGCCATCGGGGGCGCACAACGAAAACCCGTGCAGCGGTTGCTGAACGGGGTCACCTTGGCTTGTGTGTTACGGGATCACGCTGGACTGGACTGTCCAGGTGTTGTTCACCTGAAACCGCTCGAAACTGGGCAGTTCAGGGTCTTGCGTCGGGAACGGACCGTGCATCTCGCATGGCTCACTGACCAGTTGCTCACCGTCGACGACGATGTCCGGTGCAGCACGCAGGATCGCCCCGCATACCCCCGCCAACCGTTGGCACCACATCTCGTCGTCGCCGTACACCTGGGTGATGGTCTGGACCCACTGGGTGCGCCGGCAGATCTCCCTGCCAGGCAAGGTGTAGAAGCGGATGAACCGCTTCGGCAAGGGCGAGGGAACCTTCTCCCCGACCGGGACATCGGCGTACCCGCGCGGCGCGAGCTCCTGCAGCAGGATCCGGCGACCCAGCTCGGTGGTGTCAGGGAAGACGACCAGGTCGACCATCAGATGCTTCGCTGCAGCGCATTCGTGATGGCCTCGTGCTGGATAGCGCGCTGGCCGACGGTGACGATGCGGCGGCGAGCACGATTGGCGTCGCTGGCCTCGTAGGCCTTGTAGTAGGGCTCGGTGGCCGCCGGCGAGGTGGTCGAGGGGACGGCGTTGGCACGCTCGGTGACCTGCTCAGCGTGCTCATCCAACAGGGACTCAGCCCCTGCGGAGGTCAGCAGCTCTTGGAACCCCGCAGCGTTGAACTTGACGTCCATCAGCCCACCCACTTCAATTCGATGACATGACGATCGGGAGAGAGTCCGAACGGTCCGTGATTGAAGTCCTTGGGTAGCCCGATGACCTCGAACGTCTTTCCCTCAATAGTGAACTTGTCCCGGTGATCAACCGGGACCGACGAGTCCACCACCAGCACCAGATCCAGCGTCGCCAGATCTCCACCAGTCGGTGCCGATGCGGGTTCCGTTGACGCGTCCTGCGTTTCCGGCGACCACCACACACACGCAACGGGCACCGGGTCTTCCCAGCCGGGCTTGGTATTGCCGCGACCGTTAACTAACCCACCCGGCTTGTACGCCTCGTGCTGGCAGGTGAAGGGCAAAGGGAAGTCGCTCACGCGGTGGCTACGTTCTGGACGCGGCCACGGCAGCCGTGAGGACGCAACGTGTTCTTGTCCTGCCGGGTCAGCCACACCCCACCCGAGGACGCCTCAGCGGTGAATCGGCGGGAGGTGCCGAACGGGCCCATGGTCTGCTGATTGCTTTCCTCACCCACGGGTGCATCCGAGGACAGTGTGCGGGCGACCATGCGCGACACCACGATCGCGACTTCGTCGGGGATCGGATCGGGTGTGCAGCCGAGGAAGGCGATCGCCGCGGCCGATGCCTCTTTGATCAGCCCCAGGAGCTGGCCCGCTTCGTCAGCCGTCGGTTGTCTGCCGAGGCGTTCGGACACGTCGCCGGCGGTGGCCAGAACCTGCATCGTCACCCTCCCTTCCCGAATCATCCTGGGAATCAGCGGAAGTCAGGTCGTCACCGACTTGTGCCCCTTCCGGGACGGGGTCACCCGCCGCAAGGCCCGCATCCGCCGGGGAGTCCGCGTCAGCCAGGTGTTCCCCGACCTGTGCCCCTTCCGGGACGGGGTCGCCCGCCGTGAGGCGAACGACCCCGTCTCCGAGATGGGCGTAGACAACCCCGAAGAGGTCGCTACGAATCCGCATCACGACACCACAGTGGCGACCATCGACGCGACCGGATTCACCAGCACCGGCATCGCGATGGCGTTGGAGTGCACCCACACACCGATCGGGTCGCGGGTCTTCCACGCTCCGACCACAAGGCCGGCCTGCTCGGCGGCGCCGATGGCGTACTCCGGTTCGGATGCCTCCAGCGTCTGCCCGTAGAAGGTGGCCCCGAGCTCGTTGGAACCGTTGGGTTCCACCGGTGCCGGCAACAGGAACAGCTTGTTGACCGACACCACCGCCTGACCGCGGATCTTGCGGTCGTAGATGTAGATCGGCGGCAGGCCGAACCCCGCCAGGACCGCGTTGAGCGCATCCATCGACACGATCGACGGGGTCCCCGCGGTGGTCGCGACCAGGGCACGGATCTCCGCGGAACGCTGCAGCGCAGCCACGGCCTTGCGGGAGGTGACGATCGCCGCCGGCGCCTGACCCTGGTTGACCGATGCGTAGTAGTCGCACCAGGCGATCAGGTCATCGATCGGCTTCGGCGTCCCCGAGGACGCGTTCCACAGCACCGCCGCGGTGACGGTGTTGTCGTTGGGCCGGCCGAAGCTCGGTGCCTGACTGACACCGTTCTCGTCGATGTCCAGGGCACCGGTCTCCAGCGCCTGACCGCGGGCGATCTCGAGACGGTCCACGACCGCGTTGACGACCCTCAGTGCGGCCTTCTCGACCCCACCGAGCGTCAGCGCGGCAGCGTCGCCGCCGCGCATCCGCAGCTGGTCGTACTCCGAGACCCGCTCCTTGAGGCCCAGCGGCAGCAGTTCGAACACCTTGCGTTCGCCCTTGCCGCCGGACCCGATCGGGGTCTCGGCGTCGAAGCTGCGGTACTGCGCCAGCTCCCCATTGCCGTCGACACCGACAATGGTGCGAACCACCACGTCGGGGACTTCGGTGTTGGGCAGCCAGCGAGCCAGCGTGCCCTTGCGGCGCTCGACGTCCTCCTGAGCTGCGCGGGAGAACCCGGTGAGCTCGGCCGGCGAGATCAGTTCGGTCCACAGTTTCGCCATGGTCAGGCCTCCAGCACGAACAGGCCGCTGGTCACCGCGTTAGCGAGGACCGGAGACGGCAGCTTGGACAACAGGATCCGACCGGTCCAGATGGCCGGTGCGGTGAGGTTCCCGGCGCCGGCCGTGACCGACTGGTCGGTCAAGATGAAGCCGGCGAGGGTGGCCGCGGGCCCGGGCGCGGTACTGCCTTCACCCGCGGGGACGGTGGCGTCCTTGTTGTAAGGAACGGCCAGGCCATCGACCAGGGCGTAGGGCTCGCCGGACTTGATCCGGCCGGTGCTGATCTTGGCCGACCACGCGGAGATGTTGAGCGTGACCGTCTTGGCGGTGTCGGTGCCCGAGCGCGAGCCGAGCCACGACTGGTCGCCTGCACCGAAAGACTCAGAACGCGGTGCGAGCTGGGTCATGGTGTCACCCCTTTCAAGGTGGTTGTGCAGGCGGCCCGCCTGCGGGGGTTACTTACGGGATTGCGCGAACCGTTCACGACCCGCGGACAGCGATCCGCCGCGTGAACCAGAAGGGATGCCCTGTTGCGGGTTCGGCGCAGGTACGCCCGGCCCGACCTTGAGGTGCGGAAGCCAGTCGTCAATCTCGGCGTCGATCGACTCCTCGGTCTCCCCGGTCAACGATGCGGCGAGCTTCTTCGCCGCGTCAGTGGAAAGACCTTTGACCACGGCCCGATCGGTGCGCAGCTGTGTGAGCTCGGCGGCGACCTTCGCGGCCTCCGCCGCAGTGCGGGCAGTGATCTCGGCATCGAGCCGGGCTTGCATCTCGGTGAGCTGCTGCTGCAACTGCGGGGTCACGCCGCCGGCATCGAGCTGGGCTTGCAGTTCCTTCGCCCGCCTCTCGGCAGCCTCCCGAGCATCACGCTCGGCCTGCAAGGCCTTGATGCCGCCAGCGCCCAGCGGCTTATCCTCAGCCGCGGCGGGAGCGGGCGGCCCACCTGCCGGTGGGTCGACTGGAGGTGCGACCGGGTCGACCGGAGGCACAGCAGGATCAGCTGACTTGGACATGGGTGTTCCTCCATCGCAGAGGTTGACCGAAGCGACCTCACGTCGTCCTCGGGGGACCAAAAACCCCCGCACCTAGGTGGTGGCGGGGGTTGGATCAGTGGGAGTGGCAGGAATCGAACCTGCCGCGCTTTCGCACCGGATTTACAGTCCGGGTGACACACCAGTGCCATCACTCCCGGAAAATGACGCAGGGCCCCATTGCCCGCTCGTTCTGACGGCCTGTTATTTCAAGGCTGAAGCGGGGGGGAACCCTGCACCCGAAAGTTTACCACCGTTCACGCGAGATTGATCTCGGTGAGTTTTCGGCCGTCAGCCGAAAGGACCCAGAGTCGCTGAACAAGGTTCTCGGGGTTTCGGCGGTTGTACTCAGAGAGCTGCCCTTCAAGCTTCGGGCTCAGTTGGCGGCGACCGAGGTCTACCAGGAAGTTGTCCTTGCGTACGGCTGAGCCCCGCTCCCGCGCGGCGCGGGCCTTCTCCACACTGCGGCGCAACTGATTGCCGACCGATTCGTACTTCGCCTTGGTGGCCTTGGTGTCGACTTCGATGCCCTCACGCGAAAGCCACCGGAAGTCACTGGTCGGGAGACGGTCGTCGCGCGGGATCCACTCGAGCTGCTCCCCGCGGTCGGTCAGCCGTTCGACGGTCTCGATCTCGTGCTGGTAGAGCTGTTCGCCCTGCAAATCGACTGGCAGCGCCCGTTGACGTTGCTGACGTTCCGCTTCAGACCACACCGGGGCCCGATGCGGGTGAACGTAGCCCTTCGTGTGACCGGCGAAGGGTGGTTCCTCTGGCTGGTCCGCGGCGCCGAGCTTGCCGCCGGTGGGTGGATCGGCGGGCGGTTTGTCGCCGCCGCGACCGCCCGCAGTTTCTGGTGATGCGCTTTGCGTAGGTGTCTTCACACCTATTAGGGCCCGAGTCGCTGCTTTTCCTACAGGGTCGGGCGCTCCGGGGCCCTTACCGTTGCGGTTGGTGTAGGCGCGGGCAGCCGGACTGTCGGCCGGGACTCGCATGGACTTCGGGGCGCCGTCGCGTCCGTGGACCTCAATGTCGACCATCTCGATCGGGTCCGCGGGCTGTCCCTCGCGGCGGCGGCTGTCGATGGCGTCCATCTCGCGCAAGATGGCGTTGAGCTCGGATTTCCCACCTGTATCCGCGCCGGACGCCGAGACTGTGCGGGTCGCAGCGATGTAGTCGTCTTCCCACTTCTCGACGTAGTCCGGCGGCTCGTAGGAGGTGCCCGGCCGTACGGGGACGGCGATGCAGCGGCAGTGGTCGTGGTACTTGCCGCCGTAGCCACGGGTACCGCGCAGCCGGCCGGTCTTGCGGTCACCGACCGACCTTCCGGCTTTCCGGGCCCCGCGGGCACTGCTGTAGGTGGCGCGTCGGGCGAGCGCTTCATCGCGGGTCATGTACCCGGCGGCGATCTGGCGGCGGTCGGCGTTGGTGATGTCGATACTGCGGCCGACCACCCTCTCGGCCGATGCCTTACTGCGGTAGACCGCGCCGCGGGTGGCCATCAGCCGGCAGAACGAACACGCATTCGCTGATGCATAGCGTGCCCAACGAGTGCCGGGCTCATCGTCGAACGAACCGCCGGGCGGATCACCGTACTCGGTCTGCAGGTTGTGCAGGACCGTTTGTCGGGAAGCGTCGTAGATCATCCGCTTCACCGATCCGGAGAGCCGCTCCAACGGTGTCGCCGTTCCCGGCGCGTACAGCGCCCAGCTGACCGAGCCGCTCAGCCGTTCGGCCGGCAGGTCAACGTGCGGCGTTGCGACGTAGGGCAGGTCCGGGGCTTGCTCGGTGTACCACTGCGCTGAGACCAGCGCGCCGGCTTGCGTGTAGGGGCCGATGATCTCGGGGAACGCCGCCAGCAGCAGGGCCGCGAACTCCGGGTCGTCGGAGTACTTGCGCCACAGCGCAACGAGGTCGGCGATGACTTCCGTCGACAGGTCGGACAGGACCAGTTGTAGTGCGAGTGCGTCAGCCGCGGTCGGCAACGGTGCGGTCCGCCAACTCAATCACGTTGGGGTCGGAGCGGGTCTCGCCCGACTTCGCACGCAAACCCTCGACCAGGCTTCGGACCGTCGCTTGACCTTGCTCGTCACGCAGCTGCTGCTGCTCTTGGGCGGACAGTCCGATTCGATCCCACGTGACCGATGACGTCGGCGGCAGCACATCAGCGCCGACAAGCTTGGTGGCTTCGTCGGCTGATGCCGCCCGCGTCGGCGTCGACGCGTCCTTCCACGACACACCGATCTTCCGGAACGTTTCGGGATCGAATTCCTTGCGCATCATCAGTGCCAGGCGAGCGACTTCCATCCACGCAAGCCCGAACGACACCTGCCGGCGTTCAGCGCGCTTGACCAGCCGGTACTCCTGCTGGCGGATCGCGTCAGCGCTCGAGGGATTCTCGGTGACGAAGCCAAGATAGGAGGCGGGTAGGCCGCCCTCGGCGGCCAGCAACTGTGAGTACGCCCGCACCTGATCGATGTAGGGCGTGGGCGGCGCCGGCCGGAACTCGTGCAACTCGACCTTGATCAGCTCGCCGTGTTCGTCGTACTGCGGCGGCACTACGTTTAAGCGGCCCTGCGTCGCTGTCCAGCCTGCGCGCCGGTTCTGCTCGGGCGAGTCCTTCTTCGGGGAGGTGTAGAACTCGCGGTTGATCTCCATCCCGAGCAGCGTCCGCACGGCAGCGTCGGTGAGATAGACGACCGCACGGGTGATCTCGGAACGGCCGGTGACATCAGATCCCCGGTCCCGGTTGAGCATCCGGGCTACCGGCACGCGACCCAGATTGTGTGGATCACGATTGGTCGCAATGAGTTCGCCGCGCTTGCGTTCGAATCGGATGGTCTCGTTGGGCAAGTAGAGCGACTGGTGGACCAGGACGCCGCGATCGTCGTAGGTCTGAGACAGCGCCGACTTCGCGCGCCGCCGGCGGTAGTCCCAGTCGACGGTGCAGCTCTCTGTGGACTCCACTGAGATCAGCACTGCGGGCTCATCGGCGGCGGTGTCGCCACTGCCGACCGTGACGAATCCGCAGCCGTAGATCAATGCGTCGAGATGGCCGCGGCCCGCCTCGGCCAGCAGCTGATTGTCCCGGACGTCGTCCTCAAGGTGGAGGGCTTCGGCGCCGGTCCATCCCCGAAACTCGATGCGTTCCTCGAGTGCGTCAACAACGACTGCGGGCCAGCCGCAGACCGCGTTGACCAGGTCCGCCAGCCCGTCCGGTGCGGCGATGCCCAGGTCGTGCGCGGTGCGCTTGTTCTCGTAGAGCGCGGACTTCTCGGTGTTCTTCAACCGAACACGAGTGAGTCGCTGCGTCAGACCGGCGTAGGTTTCTGCCTCCGATTCGGTGAGCTTCAGGGTCGGCAGGGCGATGGCGACCGGTGCCGTCATCCGATCACCGCCTTCCTGATCTCACGTCGTTTCCTGTCGGTGACGCCTTGGGCCACTGCGTCCAGGCGTGCCTTCCACGCCATGACCGCCGCGTAGGCGGCGTCGATCTTGTCCGGGGACTGCGGGAACGCCTTGAAGATCAAGTAGCCGGTGCGCGTCGCGCGGCGGCGAGCGTTGAGCACGTGACGGGTCAACGCCGATGTCCCGTGGTGCTTGATCTCGCCGTTGACCACCGCGTCGCGGAAGGCCTCGACCGCGACGGTGACTTGGGCGGTCTTACCGCGTGGCCACACCGCGATCGGCTCAGCCTGAGTCGCTTTCACCTTCAGGCGGCGGCCGAACTGGGCTTCCCAACGCGCCACATGCTCGCCCCACCCGGACGGGTCGGCGTAGAACCCGACAACTCGCCACCGTTCGAACGCTCCGCGCACCGCGGCATCGACCTCGATCGGATTCGGTGTCCACTCGCGGCCGGTCGGGCCGTCCGGTTGCTCCCACACACGGATCTCGAACAGCAGACCATCACTGACACGGCAACCTACGAGCGCTGTGGCATCCGCCTTGCCCTTGGCGCGGCCTTTGGACCCGTCAAATCCAAGCACGATCGACTCGCCATCGGCGAGCACCGCGTCCAGATCCAGGCACGCTGCCCAATCTGGTTGCGAGATCCACGCATCCGAGGCATGCGTGATCTGGTTGAGGTAGTCACTGCGCGCCGTCTGGACATCGGTGGCCGGATCCCAGATCACGGCGATCTGCGCTTCGAGATCGACATGCCCCGGGGCGCAAGGCGGGTCATGCAGAACACAGCCATCCGGATGTCCGGACGAGTCGCCGTAGGAGACCCGCAGGCCGGCGACGAGAGATTCTCGGTCGGTCATGTCGGTCTCGGGCGGGGCCTCGCGGTGATCCCACAGGACAGGGGTTTCCAGTCTGGTACGTCCCTCACGCGCGGCGGTCGCGGTCTCCGCGGACTTCTCGGCTACCGATCCCTCGCCGGGGGTGTAGGCGTTCGGCGACTCGATGGTCCGGCCACCGTTCTTGGCGGTGTTGGTCCGGATCTTCTGCGCCAGCGCAGGACCGCCGTTGGAGGGCACCCATTCCTCGGTCTGATCGAGCACCGCGAAAGTCGTCGGGGCGCCTTTGACCGTGCGTCCGGAGCTGGTGCGCTTCTCGATCGAGCCGCGCGGCAGATTCACCACCGTGTCGAACGGCTCGACACCTGGGTAGGCGTCGATGACCGGCCCGGCCAGCATCTCGATCATCGGCTGCCAGGTGTTGTTCGTCTGGTCTTCAGACACCGCGGCGACGTGCACCAGGGGGGTCCGGACCGTTCGCCACGGTTTGCCGACGGGTTGGCCGTTGGCGTCCCAGCCATCGAACAGGACATCGGCCAGGCCCTCGACGATGCACAGGGCGCCCAGGATGGGCGACTTGCCCCAGCCGCGGGGACGGCCGAGCAGTCCTCGGCCGTAGACGAATCTGCCGGTCAGGGGATCAAGCTGGTACCAGCGGAGGATGAAGTCCTCTTGCTCGAGATACGGCACGAACGGCTCGTACTCGTCGAGGGCAGGCCGAGCGAGGTACTCGGTCATCCAGTCCAGGACATACCAGCCCAGCGTCGGAACCTCATCGGGCTCCGACGGCTTCCACGGCATCAGACCGCCTTGAGCGGTCCCCGCCGGCCGCGTGAGGAGCTGGAAGGCTTTTTGCGCTTCTCGTCGGCTTCGTCGGCGGCGGCGTAGGTGATCCGCAACCGGGCGCGGTCTTCGGCGGTGGCGCCCATCTTCGCCACTCGCAGCCGCAGCTCAGCCAGCAGTTTCAAGTCCCCGGCGCCCCACACCTGCGCGTGCAACAGCGCGGTGTCGAGCAGGAAATCCCAGTCGGTGGCGGTGAAGTCCTCGGAGAGGGGTTCATCTCCCCACGTTTTCCACCACTTTTTCGTGGCGGCCGGCCAGGCCACGCGGCGCCTGCGACCGGTCTCCGGATTGGTCACGAACAACGGTGGCAACTCCGGCTGCACCACCGACGGGGCGGTGTAAACGCGCAGGCCAGAGGTGTCAGTGGTGTTGCGTCGGACGCTGTTGCTTTTCGGGCGTGGCCCTTTTCCTGCCATGTCGAATGACCTCCTCGCGAGGGCAGCCGTTGAGTTGCTCGCGGGGGCCGTCGCGGCCGGCGAGCTGAAAAATCCCAGACCCGTACAAAATCTGAGCGCCTATGCCCCCCGCCGGGGCGGTGAGGGGGGCGGGAGGGGCATACCCCCTGGGGGTTCCGGCGGGGTTTGCTGGGCCGCATCGCCGCAGGTCAGCGCGTTGGCCGCGCTCCGCGTTTCCGCAGGTCAGCGAGGCGTGCGGGTGCCAGCAACGTTGCCGGGCAGCAGGCCGGGGTGAGCTTCGCGCGGGTGCCGGCCGCGAGTCGCGCGCGCCGCGGCGGCGGCGCGGGCTTCGGCGGCGGTCTTCTCCGTGTGGCACGGCGTGCACAGCCACTGCGCGTTGGCCAGCGTGTGACGGCCGCCCGATCGCCGGTTGCGGATGTGGTCGAGTTCGAGCGCGCTGGTGTCGTCGCCGCATCGGGCGCAGCGGTAGTCCAGTTCGCGCAGGGCTTGGTCGCGGATGTGCTTAGGGAATCCGCGGTAGCGATCGGGGTTGTCGTCCCAGTTGCTCATCGAGATCCGTCCCGGGTCCGGGAACGCGAAACGCCACCGTGGTGTGGACACACTGGTGGCGTGGCACTCACTATGCCTGATGCCTCGCCTGCTCGCAAACAGATGCCGGGCGTCGGCGTGTCATACATGCGGCATGCCGCAGTACCAGCTGCCGTCGGGGTGAAGCTGCCACCCGCGACGTGTCGCATACACGTCGGGGTCTTCCGCCCTCCCTACGACCTCAACCCGAAGCTCGACACCGCATCTCCCGCCGCGTGGGTGTAGTCCGTCGCAGCGATACAGGAAGGTCCGAACCCTATGCCTGGCCATCGAGAGTCACCGCCTCTTCACGGCAATCAGGGCAATGCCACGTCAGTGACTCGCCGAGCTGCGGCCGAAAGTCGCTCTCCGGTCCGAACGCCACCAGATCGCAGGCCCTGCAATGGACCGTGATCATTCCAGCACGCCGGCGGGCAGGTCGTAGCCGAGTACGCGTGCGAGGTGCATGTAGAGGTCGGGTGACCACGATGTCTTGCAGGCTTGGCATTGGCAACCGATGGTGGTGATCTGCAGCGCGGGTTGGCGGACGAGCTCGCCGGCTGAGTCTTTGCGGTAGACGGTGGTCTTGCCGCAGGCGGGGCATGGCGCGGAGAGAGTCTTGACGTGCGTGTCGGCCAGCAGTGTGGTGATGCGCTCGGCCCACGCGGTGATCCGGTTGGCGATCGTGGTCACCTCGCTGGCGTCCTGGGGCCGCCACTTGCGCGCGCTGATCGCCTGCAGCCGTAGCACC